GGCCCTTCGCAGTTCGCACATCTGAGTTTGGTTGGAGGTTCAACATGGCCCGTTCCGTGAAGCCGCCGGCCGAGCTGGGCCCTTCGGGGCGCCGGCTGTGGACGTCGTGCCTGCGCCGCGACGACAGCCTCGCCGAGTCGGACAACCCGATGCGCGAGGTCCTGGCTGACGCCTGCCGGGCTACCGACCACATCGAGGTGATGGAGCGGGTGCTGGCCGCCGAGGGCCTGATGGTGACGACCATGCAGGGCGACGCGAAGGCGCACCCCATGCTGAGCGAGGTCGGAAAGACGATGTCGCTGAAGGCCCGGCTGCTCGTGTCGCTGCGGATGCCGGATGAGGTCACGGGCTCGAAGCCCCAGCGCCGCGGTCTGCGTGCGCAGGGAGCCTCGAAACCGGGCGGCCGTTCGAGTGTGACGAGTCTCGACAGGGCACGGGCTCGTGCCGGCGGCGCCTAGGAAGTTCCTCCCGCAGTTCGAGGGCCACGTCCCCAGTCTGGGTTACGCGGTCGCGGATTGGATTGAGGCGTTCTGCTGTCATGGCCCGGGTGATGTCGCCGGTGAGCCGATCGAGTTGGACGAAGAGCAGTTGGAGTTCCTGGTCGAGGCCTACCGCATCGACCCCGCCACCGGCCGACGCACCCACGACGAGGCTGTGTTCAGCCGACCGAAGGGCCGCGCCAAGTCTGAGCTGGCCGGGTTCATCGGCACGGCTGAAGGCTTCGGCGAGGTCCGTTTCGACGGCTGGGACGCCTACGGGCAGCCGGTGGCCCGACCGATCCGCACTCCGCTGCTGAAGTGCCTGGCGACCGAAGAGTCGCAGGCGGGCAACACGTTCGAGAACATCGCGTTCATCGCCGCCGAATGGGGACCGGATGTGCACCCAGACCTCTACGGGGGCATCAAGGGTGTGCGGCAGTACCAGTCGGCGTCAAGCCTGTGGATCCCCGGCGGTGGCGAGATCCGAGCCTGCACCGCGGGTGCCGCGTCGAAGGACGGCGGCAAGGAGACGTGGGTCTGCGCCGATGAGTCGCACCTGTACACCACCCGCGAGACCCGCAGCATGTACGCCACGGTGCGCCGCAACCTCGGTAAGCGCAAGATCGCCGAGCCGTGGATGATGCAGACCACCACGATGTACCGGGCCGGGGAGAACTCGATTGCCGAGCAGACCCTGGTGCCGTGGCGCAAGCGCACGCTGAGCGCGTCGACGCACGTCGACCATCGTGAGGCGAAGGGCCGGATCGACATCCGGGACCGTGAGCACACCATCGCGCAGCTGCGTGAGGTGTACGGTGCGGCCGCTGAGTGGATGGATCTCGAGCGGATCTACCGCGACATGTGCGACCCGAAGGTGTGCCCTGATGTGGCCACCGCGGCGCGCTACTACTTGAACCGGGAGACCGCTTCGGCGGATGCCTTCCTGGCCGCTGATGTGGTGGCCCGCCAGGTGCGCACCGAGGTGGTGGCCGAGGGGGAGCACATTACGATCGGGTTCGATGGTTCGCTGTCGGATGACTCGACGGTGCTGATCGGGTGCCGGATGTCGGACGGGTTCTTGTTCCCGTTGGAGATCTGGGAGAAGCCGGACGGCCCGCAGGCCCGCGGCTGGGAGGTTCCCCGCGAGGATGTGGCGGCTGTGGTCGAGGAGGCGTTCGGCCGGTATGACGTGGTGCGCATGTACTGTGACCCGCACGAGTGGCGTTCGGACATCGGTGCGTGGTCCGCTGCACATTCTGAGCGGGTGTTCGAGTGGCCGACAAGCCGCTATGTGGCGATGGACGCGGCCCTGGACCGGCTGCGTGTGGACCTGTCGAACGGTGTGTTGTGGCATTCCGGTGACCGGCGCGTGATGGACCACCTGGTGAACGCTGAGGTGGCCCGCCGTGGCCGCCTGCGGCTGGTGAGGAAGCCGTCCCAGGACCGCAAGATCGACTCTGTGATCGGTGCCGCATTGGCCTACGAGGCCCGCGCCGACGCGTTGGCCGCCGGCTGGAAGCCCAAGAGGGCGCGCAGAGCACCGAGAAGACTTCGCTGAAAGGAGACCCCGACTGATGCCGGACATGTCTCCGCAGCAGTGGCTCGAATATCTGAGCGAGAAGCTGATGTACCGCCTGACCGAGATGGACCGTCTGCGCGATTACGTCACCAACAACCCGCCGCTGCGCGACGCATCCACCGTGCACCGTGAGGCGTTCGTCAAGTGGCAGAAGATGTCGCGCACCAACTTCGCCGAACTGTCCATCGACGCACCCGCCGAACGGATCCGCATCTCTGGCTTCCGGGTCGGTGACGAGGGCACCGACAACGACTCGGCGCGTGACCTGTGGCGCCGGTCGCGTGGCGGCGCTGTCGCCTCCGACATCCACCGTGACGCGCTCACCTACGGCTACGGCTACGGCATGGCGGCCAAGGGTAGGTTCGGCGCGATCATCACTCGGGAGTCCCCCTTCGGGTGCATCACCGAGCACGACCCGCTTGACCCCTCGTGGGTCGAGGCCGGGCTGAAGACCTGGAAGGGGCGCACCCATGACCATGCGGTGCTGCACCTGCCTGGCATGGTCTACAGGTTCATCCGTCCCAGTGAGGCACCGGCGCCGTACTCCACGTCGCCCGAGCCATGGCGCATGGGCGGCTGGGAACCCGACCCCGACCCGACCCGTTCTGGCCCCTCGGGGCTCGATCGCGTACCGATCGTGCGGTTCGAGAACCGGGACGGCATCGGCGAGTTCGCCAAGCACACTGACCTGCTCGACCGCATCAACTGGGTGATCCTGCAGCGGCTGCTGATCGTCGCCTCGCAGGCGTTCCGCCAGCGGGCGTTGGAGGAGACCGGCGACGGCGGAGCCATCACGGACACCGACGAGGACGGCGAGGAGATCGACTGGAACGAGATGTTCGTCTCAGCGCCGGACGCCCTGTGGGTGCTTCCTCCTGGGGTGAAGATCTGGGAGTCCCAGCCCGGCGACATTCAGCAGGTGCTCTCCTCCGCGAAGGACGACATCAGCCAGTTTGCTGCACTGACCCGCACCCCGATGGCGACGATGATCCCCGGCGACGGACAGAATCAGACCGCCGAGGGCGCCGCGTTCGCCCGCGAGGGCCTGGTCTTCAAGGCCGAGGACCGCATCCAGCGCTTCTCCCCAAGTTGGGATGTGCTGGTCCCGCTGGGGCTCACCCTTGACGGCAAGCCCGCCGAGGTGCAGGTGCAATGGTCCCCTGCCGAACGCCAGTCGCTGGCCGAGCGGTTCGACGCGCTGACCAAGGCCGGCGACCTGCCGTGGCGCGACCGGATGACCGACGTGCTGGGCTATGACGCCGCACGCGTCGACCAGATGGAGATCAACCGCGCACGCGACGCGGCGATGGCTGGCGCGATGACACCTGAGCCTGCCGTCGTCGAGTTGCCCGACGTTGAGGACGACGCAGAAGACGCCGTCCCCGGCGACGCCGCCGAGGACGCACAGGCCGACGCCTGACGCGCACCCAATAGACCACCCGGCCTAGCCGGGCTTTGCCGCACCCGCACGGGTCGGCTCATCACCCAACCCGCACGGGAGTAGCCACCTATGTCCGACACCCAGATCCCCGCCCCGCAGCCCACCGACCAGACCCCGGCACCGACCGTCGAGCAGCCGCCTCCTGCACAGGAGCAGGCACCCGCTACGCCCCCGGTGAAGCCCGAGACGGATTGGAAGGCCGAAGCGCGCAAGTGGGAGACCAGGGCCAAGGAGAACAACGCCGCCGCCAAGCGCCTCGCCGAAATCGAAGAGGCCAGCAAGTCGGAGGCGCAGAAGCAGGCTGAGGCCTTCGCAAACCTCCAAGCGGAGAATGCGCGGCTGCAGGCCGAGGCTCTGCGTTCGCAGGTGGCAGCCACCAAGGGAGTCCCCGCCGATCTGCTGGCGGGCACGACCGAGGAGGAGCTGAACGCGGCAGCTGACCGGCTGCTGGAGTTCCGGGGCAAGACCGCACCCACGCCGACCCCTGACTTCGGCGCCGGTGACCGCGGCGACGCCCCAGGCAAGCCCAAGCAACTATCCCGTGCCGACATGGCCCGCATGACCCCCGACCAGATCGTGGCAGCGGACGATGCCGGCCAATTCGACGACCTCAAGGCAGGGAGTCACTAACCGAAAGGGGCCACCATGGCCATCACCAATTTCATCTCCGAGGTCTGGTCGGCCCGCCTGCTGTCCAGCCTCAAGAAGTCCCTGGTCTTCGCCGGTCCCGGCGTTGCTAACCGCGACTACGAGGGCGAGATCCGCGACAGTGGCGACACCGTCCGCATCACCTCGATCAGCCGCCCGACCATCGGCACGTACACCAAGAACGTGACGACGATCACCCCGGAGACGCTGACCGATGCTGGGCGTTCTCTGCTCATCGACCAGAGCAAGTACTTCGCGTTCGAGGTTGACGATATCGACAAGGCGCAGGTTGCCAACGGGGGCGCGCTGATGACCGAGGCCGCTCAGGAGTCCGCCTACGGGCTGGCTGACGTGGCTGACCAGTACGTGGCCTCGCTGTACACCGGCGTGAACGCGGGCAACGCGATCACCACGACCGCGATCACCGACGCGGCCAAGGCTGTTAAGGGCCTGCTCGACCTGAAGACGAAGCTTGACGTGGCCAACGTGCCTACCCAGGGCCGCTACGTTGTCGTGCCCCCGTGGTTCGACAACCTGCTGCTGCAGTCGGATTTGTTCGCCCGTGTGGATGCGTCCGGTTCTGAGCAGGGGCTGCGCAACGGCATCGTCGGCCGCGCGTGGGGCTTCGACGTGCTCATGAGCAACAACTGCGTGAACGTGACCGGCGACGACTGGATCATCATGGCCGGCATCCCCGGTGCGATCGCCTTCGCCGAGCAGATCGTGAAGGTGGAGCCGTACCGCCCCGAGAACTCCTTCAGCGATGCGCTCAAGGGCTTGCACGTCTACGGCGCCAAGGTCGTGCGTCCCGACGCTCTGGCCACCCTCACCGCGTCGATCACCTGATGAGTGCCCGGCAGCGGTCCCTCCTCTGGCCGCTGCCGGGCACGTCCCCCCGTTGTTTCTCCCCGTTTCGTTCCTACCCTTAGGAGCCATCCATGGCACGCGCCGCTGTCCCGATTACCGCACTGTCCACCACCGGCACCGACGTGAAGGTCGGCACCGGCACTGCGCTGGACGCCACCAACCACCACGTCGTCACGCTGACCTGCCCGCTGGAGGAGTTGGTCATCCGCGTGGAGAACACCACGGCCAGCACCAAGGCCGTCACCATCAAGGCTGGCGACAACCCGCCCGCCGAGTCAGCCGGTCAGGGCGACCTGTCCGTCAGCCTCACCGCCGGCAATAGCACCGCGCAGCTGGCGCAGGTCGCCGGGCTGGAATCCGCGAGGTTCATCCAGAACGACGGCACCCTGCTCGTCGACGTTGCCTCCGGCATGACCGGCTTCATCGCCGCCTACCGGGTGCCGCGCGTCTGATGTTGTTCCGAGGCGAGAACGGGGCGATGTTCGACATCGACCCCGACTCACTGCGACCCGCCCAGCGGGAGGCCCATGACGCAGCCGTTTCCGCTGGGCGGCTGGTCGCGGAACCAGCCAAGCCGCCACGAAAGACGGCGACCAAGCCCGCCACCGACTGATCTGAGAGGCGGCAGCGATGACGCAGATCATCACCGAGGACGACCTGGCCCAACACTTGCGCCAGGCCTTCCCGACAGACGAGGAACGCGACGCCGCGGTGCTCGCCACCAAGCAGGGTCAGGCGGCTGTCCTCGGCTACCTGCGCCGGCCTCACCTGGACGCGGTCCCCGACTATGTGCGTGAGGCGCTGACCCTGATCATGCTGCGGCAGGCCGCAAGCATCTTCAGGACCCCCGGTAATGAGCGCACATCCTTCTCGAACGGCGAGGTTTCGGTGGGGCTGAACCCTCGCATCCTCACCGAGGACGAGAAAGTCATCCTGCGTCAGTGGCGCAAGCGCAAGCGCGGAACCATCATGCTCGCCGTCCCCGGGACACAGCCGTGATCGGCGGCGAAGTCGAAGTCAAGGGATCCTCCCGCCTCCTGAAGAAGCTCGAGGGGGTCGGGCGCGGGGCGGACAACCTCGACGATGTGTGGCCCGACGTGGGCGAGTTGTTCGCGCGCCGGCAGAAGGACCTGTTCGCTAAGGGTGGCCGCCCGAAGTGGAAGCCGCTGTCGCCGCGCTACATCGTGGCACGCCGCGGGGAGGGTCTGGGCGGGCGGACGTTGGTGCGCACGGGGCTGTTGAAACGGTCCGTCACCGATGCGCGGCCCGCGAAGGCCGGCGCGAAGTATGCGGTGTTCGGGCCTGCCGGGCGCACCGCCCCGCACTGGGTGCTGCACAAGCACGGCACCAAGCGGATGCCGAAACGTGACCCGCTGCCCGCCTTCACGAAGGGTGAACGCGCCCAGGTCCGTGACCTGATCGCGAAGCACATCGTGAAACCGTGGGAGTCCTGATGCTCGGCCATGAGGGCGTGCGCAGGCTCACCGAGGCGCACCTGATCGAGCTGCTCCCGGGCTTCCTGGCGGAGGTCCGGGCGCAGGTCCCACCGGTCGAGGTGGACAACGAGCCGGCCGTGTGGCCGCCCGACCCGCACGTGATGTGCGCCGACGAGTTCCCCGACCGGTCCGACAAGCTGCCGTCAGTGATCGTGACCAGCGCGGAACTGCTGGGCATGAAGGCCGAGGAGGGCGGCGCCTGCACCGAGTGGACGTGCACCTACCAGCTGGACCTCGGTGTGCTGGTGGTGTCCCCGCAGTCCGGGCAGCTCACCTTGGCCTCGATCGGGCGTGACCGGGTGCTGCTGGCCCTGCGCCACATCTGCCTGCGCCGCCCGGATGTCACCGGCACGGTGAGCATCGACGCCCGCCAGCTGACCGAGGAGACCGGCCCCGGCAAGCAGGACTCCGCCTCCCGGCCGCTGGCCGCGGGGCTGATCACCGTGCGGATCGTCGCGGTGGAAACCCTCGACGAGATCAGCTTCCCGATCTCCACCATCACCACCGATGTGACCGCTGTGGACGCGGCGCAGACTCTCCCCACCACCTCCTGAAAGGACGGCGCTCATGGGCGCACGCACCAGCTTTTCCATTGATGTTCTGGAGGCCTCCCAGTCCTCCAGCGCCGTACCGACCGGCCGCGCGATCGTGGTCGGTACTGCCGGGGAAGGCCCCGGCAACACCCCCACCCTGATCCGTGGCATGGCCGAGTACAGGGCTGTGTTCGGTCAGCGCGCAGGCGGCGCGGACATGCACGACGCGTTGCAGCAGGCGTTCGCCTGCGGCCTGGCCGAAGCGTGGGTCGTGCGCGGTGTGGGGTCCTCCGCGGCTTCCGCCTCGGGGGTGATCGACGACCTCACCGTGACCGCGCGCCATCCGGGGGCCGCGGCGAACGCGTGGGTCGCCACCCTGGCCCTGCCGTCCGGGCAGAAACCTGTGTTCACCCTGGCCGGGCCGGGGGTGTCCGAACGGTTCACCGCCGCGACCGGCGCGGAACTGTTCGCCGCGATCAAC